AAAATAAATGAATATACTTTGATGCATTACTAGAATCAGGTGTTGGATAAACATGCAATCTAACTTTATCTATAAGTCTTTCAACAAAAATATTTGAGGGTGTGCTCTTAGATTTTTTGTTAGCATAACCCCCATAAAGTGATCTACTAACTAAACCTAATGTTGAATCTGCTTGAGATACTGTGTTAATTCCGTTTCTTAATTTTGCTTCTAAAACATCACTCATTCCATAAACAGTTTCAGCGGAATCGGCATTATTTACTGTAGTGGCACTTGTACCATCACTGCTAGCTCTAAAAAAATCATAATCTGACTGACCTTCAACCAAATCCATATTTGTTTCGGCTACTTCCCAGTAGTGTAAACCTCTATTACCCCATTCTTGAAAAAGAATATTTAATGATCTTCTAGCGGTTTTTAATTGATATCCAGAACTTACTTGTGAACCAATACGCTCATATGCTTCTTCGATGATCTCATCAACTGAGAACGTTTTGTCAAAAGTAACTGTGCCTGAAGTTGTATTGGCCATTTATATCTCCTAAGCACCAGTGATTGTTAATGTAACACTTCCATCTGTACCACCTGTTTGAGTTAAAGTAGCACAAACGCCATCTTTAAATAAAATTCCTGAACCAGGGATGAATACTGATAAACCCTCTGTTTCAAATTTATATGTAGCTTTAAGATTGCCTGCTGCAGTTGCTCCTGTTGTAGCACTATCGTGTAAAAGTAAAACAGATCCTGCTTCACCTCTAGCTTGAATAGACGTAACTCTAGCTCTATCTACTCTTAATAATGATACAGCCCCGGTCGCTTTAGTTAAAGTTGTTTGATCGCTTGAAAATGATCCTCCACCTGACATAATTTTCTCCTTATAAGTTTTTAATGGGACCGAAGTCCCACACTTAAGTTAATTGTTATTACGCTGCGAATACAAACGCACCTGTGACTTGAGTAGTCTCAGCTGCTAATTTTGTCGCAATGTGCCACGTAGCATTTTCATAACAAATGAAAGCAATCTGTCCACCAGTAGTCAACAAATTAGTTGTTGCGTTAGCTGGTGTGAAAGTTAATTTTGTTTCACTTGCTGCTGAAGTATCAAAAGTTACTTCACTTGAGCCTCTTGATTCAATAACTGAACCTGTTGCAAAAACATCGGAACCAGCTGCATCAAAAACTAATGCTGTTGTTCCACCTGTAGTGTCTTTTGATTGACAATAAACTACTATTGTTCCTGCTGTTGCTGCAGGTAATGTACAAGTTGCAGCTGCTGCACCTGTGTAGTTGATTACAGAAATAGTGTCTGCTGCTAATGTTAAACCAGATGCTGTTGCTACATCTGAGATTGATAAACCAGTTAAGTCAGGCATTCCTGAACTCATTCTAGTTGTTACTGCTCCAGTAGATGTGTTTTTAGTCGCGACTTGAAATCCTTTTTCGGATCTAACCGGACCGTTAAACGTTGTGTTTGCCATATTTATATTCCTCCTAGAATATTAAATGTAGTCCCTAGGGATGTCGACCATACGCGTCTACATTTATTTTTTTTATTTTAATGTATGGTATGTAATTTATATGTTATTTTTAAATAGAGTGCAAGAGATTGCTTGATGAACGTACTTATTTCAATGATGTAGCTTTTTTACTAAGTAGCTACAGAAACTTGTGGTGCAGCGTCACTTATTTTACTAACTTTAAGCTCTTCTTGTGCTTCAGCTAGTTTTATATGATTAATGATCTCTCTGATCTTATGATCAATATTAACCATATCAAGAGTATATCTACCCTCGTTAAGATGTTCCTGTTCCCAGTTCAACTCCAAGGACCGTTTTTGTTTGTACAGGTCTTGTAAGTGTTCCATCTTTGACCTCCTCAAAAGTCAACCATTTTTTATCCAGACTATAAAAGTCGGATTTCTCCCAAGTTATATCATTTTTTCCTAGTTTGTCAAGGATTGAATTTTCTAAAGACTTAGCTTCATCTGATGCTTGAATATTGAATTCAGTTATATACCCGTGGGCTCTGATTTTAATTAAGAATTTCTTCATATTTTCTATCTTTCATAAAAAATGAGGCGGTTTTAAGGCCGCCTCATTAAATTGTTTTAGACTACGCTCCTGGTGATCCGAAGATACCTCTAGGATCTGAGAATCCAAATGAATATCTCTCCCTAGCTTTGTATCTAACGTTTCCAGATTCAAAGTCGCCTTCCATCGCTGTTTTAACCGGTGCTCTAACAAACATTTTCAGTCCATTAGGTACATCAGTTTTGATAAACCACGCATCTGTGTCAGTTAAGTAATGATTCACTGCGTATCCTTGAGGAATCATTCCCATGCTGGCTATTGCGTTTATATCATTGTCAGCTGTTGCAGTTCTACCAGAAGATTTCATCAATCTTTCGGCTGTGAATTGTAACTCAGAAGGAATACATAATTTTATTCCTTTTGCTGCAATTTTTAATCCTCTTTCATCAGTCATTGCTGCTATATCAATAAGAGCTTGCTCTAACGATGTTTCGTTAAGGTCAGCTGAAGTTGACAGTTCATTTTTGAACGTTCCCGCAACAATTGGGTGAACAGCAGAACAAAGTTCCACTCCATCACCACCTGTGTAAGATGAATTAAACGCATTGTTTAACACATTTGCACCTTTAACTTGTTTAGCGTTAGCCATAGATCTAGCTAATGCTTTTGTATATCTAGACGCAAGTCTGTCATACAAGTTATCTTCAATCGCTTCTTCAGTGATTGAAAATGCTAAAGCAAGTGTTTCGTGTGTGTATCTAGCAGTGAACGTTTCTTTTGCATCATCGTAATTAACTGAAGAACCTTCAGGTTTTACTTCTGCATTTCCGAAACCACTCAACATTACTTCTTCTTCAAAAGCTCTGTCTGAATTTTCGATGTCGAAAATTTGAGTGTGTTCATCTGTATAGTTTTTGTACTCCAGGCCGAATAGTGCATTCAATCCTGGCTCTAGTTCTTTAACTAGTTGTGATCTTGATATTGCCATAATATTATTCTCCTATTCTATTAGACGCCTGTTGTTAGTTTAAATACATGTTCACCAGTATTGATAACGACATATGCGTTAGCATTAGCTGTTGCTGTATCTGAGTTTGAGGGATCTTTCGATATCCCAATTTGTTTCAAACCACCTGTAGTACCTGTTGTTGATGTATCAATTTCAGAAGTTGATTGTCCAGAAAGTGTGCTTCCGCCTACTCCTGCAAAATCGAAATCAGAATTGTTCATCGCTGCTGTACCTGTACCACTGTGTTGTGCTTCAAACACTACATAGGGGTCCGCTACTACTGAAGCTACTATATCAGCTGCTGCTGTGCTAGCTGGATAGTAAGCTTTCCATGTTGGTTTACTTGTTGTCGGGTCAGTGTAAAACACGCCTGCAAAAGTACCCAATTGTTGGGTGTCTCCCGCCGCTGCTGCTTCAATACCGCCGGCTGCTACTGCTTCAACTACTTGACCGGTATAAATAGCGGTTCCATAGTTATTAGCTATAGCATATTCTTCCGTTCTTATTTGTCCACCAGTAAGACTTCTTGCTGGTCTGAAACCGAACGCTGCATCTTGATTTGCCATATTTTTATCCTTGTTATGTTTACGGTTTTATCCGTAAACGGGTTAACTGTTATTTCGTTGGTAGGGATTAACCCAGGAATCGTTAAAAAATTAACTTTTCTTTGTACCACCGAAGGTTACACGAGTCTGTCTATCACTATTGATAGGCATACTTGGATGCTGTTCCTTCATGAGATCATTTTCTATGGCGTCGTTTTTGTCTTGTGTTTGTTTTGCAAAATACGCTTTTCTAGATTCAACAAGCTCATTAGATATCCTAGCCAGCAATAGGCCGCCAACTCCGATCATTCCCTTGTATTTACCTTCGGCAATAGTTGGATAATCAATTTCTGGATATTCATCGGCTCTAACCAATTCGTATCCTGATCTTAATTTAGCTGACATGTTTTTCGTATCATCGAATCCCATTGTCTCAGCTCTTATCCATCTATGAAAAAACCCGTCTGGTGCAGGGGGTGAATCTAAAGATGAGGGTGGAGTCCATACTTTTGGTCTTTCTTCTTTAGACCTAGTTTGACTCGCACGTGAAGCTTTTATTTTATCGTTTTCCATATGCTTATACTCCTTCCGTGATTTTTAATTGTTTCGCATACTCTTCTAATGGCACACCTAATTTTTTAGCGATTGTGACCTGTGATGGTGTGAGCCTCACAGTTTTGCGACCGGATCTTGCACTTCGCGTCGCCGACGCTACTGTTTGTGCAGGTTTAGTCGAAACCTTTGATTCTGTTGTACCAAATTTATGGGGAAAGTCAAGCCTAATACGTTTATCCACTTCCATATAATATTCGTCTGAATTAGGATCAAAACCTTCTGTTTCAGTTAATTTTTTATGTAAATCAAACGCTGTATATGTCATAGCACTATCACTTCCAAACCAAGGATTTTTATCAGCCCATGCTTCAGCTTTTGGATCAGGTTGTGGAGCTTGTCCAGAAGTAGGTTGTTGCATTGCGGAATTTCTAACAATCTGTTCTTTACTTTCAGATTGTCTTTCCTTCATAGCACCTAACCTTGCTTCGTCTAAACCAAGTCTAGATATATCTCTCTGAGCTTCAACTTCAGCATTAATATCTCCAGCATCTCTTGCTTTTGCAAGTTTTGCTTTTGCTGCTTCTATTCCAGATGTTAATCGATTTTCCAAAGCTTGAACATAATTTGGTTCCATTTTTGAAAATCTTGTTTTTAACTGTGTGTGTTCTTGTTGAACGCCTTTAGCAAATTCTAAAGCAGCTTCTCTTTGTCTTTCTGCTTCACGCCATTTTTTAGTTAACTTAGCTATTCTTTTTTGAACACCTTCACTATATTCTTCTATTTCTGGTTTTTTTTCTTCTGTTTTAATTTCTTGTTTCTTGTCGCTTGCTTCTGGTTGTTCAATTACTTCAACAGTTTCTGTTACATCTACTTTTTCATCTACTTTTTCATCTACTTTAACTTCCTCTGTTATATCTACATCCACTTCAGGTCCTGAAGTGTCTATATCAACCATAGGTCCTTTTTTTATTTCTTCTGTGTCTGGCATAGTTTTACTCCTTCTATGTGTTAAACGTTATGAAGTACGGATTCAGGATTTTCTATTGTTCCTAAAACTTCGTCGTCATTTAATAAACGAACTTCTCCGCCTTCGATGGGTAATCTTGATCCCGCATAACGTGCAAATATAACCCACTGTCCTTCTTTGCACCACGGTCCTGTTGGATATTTTTCTTTGTCATGATAGGCCAACGGTCCTAACTTGATCACATAACCACAATTAGTGGATATACGTAATTTATCTAAAGATTCTTGAGTGAAAATAATTCCACCTTTACTTTTTTCTTTTTGTGTAAAGGGTAAAACTAAAAGTCTCCAGCCACTAGGCTCCGGCAACTGGGATCTCTGTGCTTCAATAGTTTCGGGATTTAAAGGTTCTTTTTCTTTTATGTTTTTGTATTTTTCTTCCAATGCATTGTTATGCTTTGGGATTTCTGTCGATGTTGATAATATTTCCTTGCTCATCTTTTTGCTCCTTGTTATTTAGCAGGTTAGAGATTTCCTGTAATACATATTGATATGATCGTGCTTGACCTAACATATACTGATATTTTTCATAGTTGTCAACCCCACCGGATATCATCGATTCACCTATTCTTTGTAGGTTATTTTGAATAATTTTTTGTAATTTAATTATTATTACTAATGAGTCCACTAAAACCTTTTTTAATATCTATGTACTTTAATACCAAGTAACTTTTTTAGATTTAGATGCTAACATTCTTTTAGAATATTTTGCATTGTTTGTTTGAGATTCTGATGGGTCTGAAGCTTTTTTAGAAATATCAATTCCGCCTTTTAAAAAACCATCTTTACCCACACCTAATCCTTTTTCAATTTTTGGTGCTTTTGTAAACGTCGAACCTTTTTGCCAATCTTTTGTCATATTTTTTTCCTTTGTTATTTGGGACGTTTTAAAATGTCCGCTCCCTTAAGTCCATATATAGCACTAACCACACCTATAAACAAGGCTTGATACCAGAAAGGCATATTATTAAAATACTCAAAAAACATTTCAACTTTTACCATTATTGTTGGGTCCTCTGAAAAAATACTCCAGATTAACAACATTATAGGCGCGGAAACTAAAATTAGGACGAACTCATCTTTCCATCCTTGGTTGTTATTATTCATAACAGCTTTTTTGTATTCTAATTCACCAGAAGCCATTTTAGAAGCGTGAACACGCTCTGCATCAGACTCTAGCATTTTAGTTTGTTGTCTGTTTTTGAAAATATGTCCAGCTGCTTGAGTTGCTAACTTGATTGCGCCTAAAATTGGAAATGCCATTATTTACTTCCTAGTTTCATTTTAGCTAATTTTTCTCTTGCTTCATTAGCAATCTCTTGCTTTTCTATTGATGTGTCTGCTCTTAATTCTGATAGCTCTTCATTCTGTTCAAGTTTTTCATCTTGATTTCTTTGGTTCATCATAGCCTTCATATTCTCTAAATTTAATCTCTCTTCAGATTCTTTTCTTTTAGATTCATTGTCTTTTGCTCTAATATCTAATTCTCTTGATCTTAGTTGAGCAATAGGGTCATGACCAAATGATGAAGTAATTTTTTTCTCTTCCTTCATAAAGTCTTCCATCATCTCAGCAATCAAAACTGCTTTTCTAGCTTCAATTTGAATTTGAGCTTGTTGCATCTCTTGTTGCACTTGTGGATCTTGTTGAACCATTTGTGGATTTTGTTGAATGGCCATAGTTTGTTTTTTAATTTGTTGTATTAGTTCTCTAAATTCTAATTCAATTTGTTCTTGAGCCATTAAAGAAATATGTTCTAAACAATTTTTTTCTAAAGAAGCTGTTACTGTAGGTGCTGTACGTGCTAAGTTAGTTGCCATAAAATTTAAGTGAGCAGTTATATGTGCTCTATGATCTTGACCTGGAAAAGCTTTAAAAGGAATAGCAGCTAATGCATCAATGTGTTCTAGTGCTGGATCTTTTGGAGCTGGTTGTGGTGGTCTTTTTAAAATTGAATCTATGTCTTTAACACCTAATGCTTCATACATATTTCTGTATACCGCATATTGATTATGCATTTTTGGATTTGAAGCCGCTAATTGTAATTCTGTTTGAGCAATAGAAATTCTTTGTGTTTGTGAAAATATATTTGGATCTGCAACAGGTATAATATCTATTCTATCATCAAAATCTGTTTGCATAATTTGTCTTTGTCCTCCAACAACATCGTATGGATATACAGGAGGTAAGTATAATTTAAAGACTCTTGCCATTAAATTAAATTCTTTTTTCATAGCAGCATACAATCTTTTATGTATGGCTGACATTGTTCTACTTCCTCTTTCCAACAAAGCTACTGTCGTGCCCACTGCTGCTTGTTGATTCCCATCTCCTACTTGCAGGTCCGCTATGGAAGCGAATCTTTGTCCTGCAGATACCACGACGCCCATAAGTGATAATAAAGTTTGTGATGGTTCTTTAAATGGAAGCATCATAAATGCGTCTTTTAAATTTCCACCGGGGGCATCTACATCTCTGAATTCTCCGGGTTGAAGACCTTGTGCTTCGTCTCTCATTTTGATTCCACGCATTTTAAATCCTGCTGGTAAATTTGATAATGTACCTGCGTCCAATAATTGTCTCAATGCTGCTGTTGCAGTTCTAGATAACCCACCAATCATGTGAATTAATCCAAAACCATAGAATCCTAAACCTGGTAAGAATTTGAAATGAACAAAATAATCAATTTTTTTCTTTAATGGATCATTAACTTCAAAGTTTCTTCTAATAGATAAAATTTTTCTTGTACCTTCTTCTACCGTTACAATGTAGGGTAATTTAATTCCAGTAGGTTGTCCATCTTGACCTAGATCTTCAAAACCTTCTAGATCTAAATTAATATGACATTCCAAAACTGTATAAAGACGATCATCTCGTCCTTTTGTCATTCCTTCTAATTTTCTTTCTTTTTGTTCTGCTTCTGTTTCATTTATATGTGTTGGGTTAACTTCTATGTCTCTATAGAACCCACCGACTTGTTGTTTTCTTAATTCGTTTTCTGACATTCGAACCATGTGAATAATAGACTCACAATCATCTAAAGAAGTTGCTGTGTAAGGAACAACTAAATCATCTGCAGGTACAAACTTAGATACTGCTCTTTGCATGACACCATCATAATAAACTTTTTTAAATGCTGATCCTGCTAATGGTAAATAAAATAACATTTGATCAAACTCAGCTTCATACTCAGGCATCTTATCCATGATTTGATAATTCATGTAATCTTTAACACGTTTAGCTTGTTCTTCTTTAGCTGGATCCATTTTTCCCATTGTTTGAGTTCTAACAGGTCCACTTGCTGGTAATAATTCTTTATAAGCTAGTGATTGAAATTGTGTAACAGCTTCTGCTAATACAGGATGTGTTGCACCGGAAGCACCTTTAAAAGGTTCTGTTCTATCATCATAACTAAATCCTAATAGGTCTAAACCACTTGTGTATGATCTTTCCCAATCTTTTCTTGAATTTTTATAATCTGTGTAGTCTGCGAATAAGTCGCTTCCTAGTGGATCTAAGATATCATCAGATAATAGATCTGCTAAATTAGCAAAATGATCTCCACCTAAAATAGGTTCCACTGCATTTGGGTCAAAATTAACATCAACGCTACCATCTTCATTTTCTAAAATGTTAGAAGGCTCTTTCATGTTGTCGTCAACTTGTTGTTCCTGCTCAGTTTGAACCGCTTTAGGATCTGGTAGTGTTATATTTGTTGCGCTATTGGGTAATACTTTGTCTATCTCTGCCATTTAATTTCTCCGCTACTTCTTACCATGTTTCATAAAATAAGCCAAGCCCTCAGATTGTCCCTGAGATTGTGGTCCTTTTTTAGGTGCTACTGTTTTTGTTAAACTAGCTATTCCGCCAGTTGCAGCGCCTTGTCTTCCCATGTCATAAATATCTGATTGCTCTGATGTATCACTAAAAGGATTTGGTCTATACGTAGCTTTTCTTTCATAGGGTCTAGGTTGATTTATTTTTCTAAGAAAGCTATCTGGACCAGATGCACCATATACTTGTTCTTCAACACCAGAATTAGGATTGTCTAATACAATTT